TGTCTTTGGATGGTGTTCAGTTGTCGGCGTGCCTTCAATGGCTTCCACAACTCGGTCTGACATCTTTTGTATATTGGGTTCGCCTTCACCTAGCGTATGCCTGATGACGTCATTAACGTTTTTAACGGCGTGTTCAGCTTCGGGTATCAATTGCTGGCCAGGTAGCATTTTCTCTTGACCGATATGATGCTTTTTGAATGCTTCCGCTTGTGCCAGTTGTTTGGCTTTGTCTTCTGCACCTAGCATCAATGACTCAGGATTACTTGAATCAAATTTATGTGATGCAAGATTTTTCAGCTTTTCATGTTCGGCTTCCTGCATTTGATGTTCAATGACAGATTTTAAATATGCCGCTTCTTTGCCTTTTACATTATATTTTCCCAGTAAATTTTTACCACCTTGCCAGGCTGCTGGTACTAATTCCGCACCTGTACCAAGGCCAGCACCAAGGGATCTATTATCAGGGGATATAGCGGCACCAGTAGCACCACCAGCTATCAGGTTACGCACGATTTCTGGTAATTTTTTAGCATATGGGATTTTATCGATACCCTTTTTAACAGCTTGATATCCTTTGGTCAGTGGCGCACCTATATGCGGGGTAATGTTCCCCATTGAACCGATATCTTCCATTGTCTCACCGACATATGGATTGATATCAAGTTTTGGTAATTCCTGCTTTGGAATTTTTACCCCGGGAATTAAATTTGCAATTCCACGGCCAATTTCAATATTGGGATGGATTAACCCGCGGGCAGCTGATGGCAAGCCTGTACCTTCCACGGCATTATTAAAGTGACCGGCTATGTCGGCAGCTTTTTGTATATTTGGGTTGCCCTGGAGCTTTTCAGCGAGCTTATATATCAGCGGATGAGTTTTTTTGACCTGTTCCAGATACTCTGATTCGCTTTGTTGGGCTGCTTTCTTTGGGCGTTCAGATTTGGCTGCTTTTTTTTCCGCAGGTCTACCACCAACGCTTGACCAGTCAAAAGCATTTCCTTGTGATTGCTGTTGGGCTTGTGGCTGATTTGCAGCGCGTCCCCCAACTGTTGACCAGTCAAATTTTCCGGCTGTCACTGCCCTGCCTCCTTAAACTGTCCAGATCGTATAAGTTCCATGGCCTTATCAGCTGACACGAAACCCTGTGACCCATCCGGGCCGATTAACAGCATTTCAGGCTGAGTTGTTCCTTCCGAATTTTTACTTACATTAACGCCCTGATTAAGGCTTCGCTGATGCTCTTTAATTTTTCGAAGGATTACAGGCAGTGTTTTATCCATTCTGTCTTCAAAATTCTTTCCTGATTCACCTGGATGTATCGTGAACATATCATTTATTTCTGCGTCATGAAAACCAATAGATTTTAAAGCTGGAGCCATTTTTGCACCAGTGGATTTCATTTTGGCATAAGCATCAGCAACTTTCCCACCACCAAGAAATTCAGAAATTTTACTTGTAACAGGATTGCCAACTTTTTCAAGATTTCCAGCAACTACTGATAAATCCTGCTTTAAGGGGCCAGCTTTGGCAACTTCTGAAGCTGCAGAACGATATTCATTAAATAAATTGGTAAACCCTTTTGTTTCTCTTAAAACATCGAGTCCCTTTTGAACATTGCTTCCTTTCGGGGTATATATGGCTTCTCCACCTTTCCCGCGGTGAGCGGTACCGGGTGTATAAGAAGATTCGCCAAACTTGCTGGTAAAATGCTCGCCCGGATTTCCGGGAATCAATGGATCACCGTTTTCGTCCATATCACCTTGAGGCGCGGATTGACCTTGACCGCCCATACTCTGACCACCCATGCCGCCAGACATGCCCGGGGAAGCACCTTGCTGCCCACCGCCTCCTGACATCATGCCAGAACCCATGCCGGAACCTTGTTGACCGCCTTCACCGATTCCCTGTCTACTTAGCATTTGACTTATATATTGAGCCATTTGTTGTTGCTGCGCCGGATGCAAAGAGGAAAAGTAAGGACTGCTTGCGAGCATAGCCAGTGGCGAAATTTGCTTGTGGAAAATATCAGCTTCTTTTTCTCTGGGTAGATATTTTGCATTGACCGCACCACTATAACCACCAAGTATATCGCTTACAATATCCCTGAAAGGTGAACGCTGTGGTTTAATGGCTGCATAATTTGTAAACGAAAAAGTCATCGTATATCCTTATTTCATTGCGTTCCAGCCAGCAAATGCACCCATTGGGCCACCTGTGAACCCACCCAATGCTGCACCACCCATTTGTCGGAGGCCGCCCCACAGTCCATTATTATTTTCATTCTTTTGTGATTGACCCTGAAATGCCACATTCGCTTGCTGGGCCAAAACCTGAGCTATCATATCGGCCATGCTTTGCCCTGCCTGTTGGCCACGGGTTGCCATTCCTTCCTCACCCGATAAGCCCTTGCCATATAGGCCGAGTGTGTTTTCCATCCATTTATTATAGTCCTGATTACCGAGCTGCGTAGCAAGTTGCATTTGCTCATATTGGCTCTGAGGAGTTCCAGCCATACCACCGGCGGCTGACGCGTGATTAGCGGCCTCTAATGCCTGTTGCATGGCAAATTGGAAGCCTGGGGACTGTTGAAAAGATTCCCCCATCTTATTCATTTTCGCACCAGGATCATTTAATAGCTGTCCATATTGCTCTTGCAATGGCTGGATAGCATTTTTGCCAGCTTCAAAAAATGGCTGCTGATATTGCTGGGTTTGACCAGGTATTTGATTTAAATACGGCATTGCCGAATCTGCGGGGTTCTTATTGCCACCACCGAATAAATGTGAAAACCAGCTCATAATTCATCCTTGAATCATAAATAAACAAATTGTCTCCATGCAGCCGTAACAATGTTTGGCGGCGTAGCTCCATCATACGTTATAACGAATTGCTTTGAAACTCGATTGTCCGTATCGAATACAGTTTGACCGCTTATATCAGGAAAGGTATCGGGCAACGGCATTCCTATAAATGGCGTATAAAGAGATTGAATGTCAGCAATATTGACAGCACTTAAATTGGGAAAAACAATTCCTTCATTCTTAAAATTCTCTTGCAATGCCTGGAATAAGGAAGATAAACCCAGACTCCATAGAGGCGCAAAATCACCATCTTTTGTTAAAACTGGTGTTTCCCTTGGAAGGTCTGGGAAAATAGATTGTGGATTCTGTATAGGTAATGCCATTTTATGCCCTTAAATTTGCTACACCATCCGTGATGACAAAACGACCCATCCCCCAAAATTTAAACTGAGGCACAAGATCGTTCGCAATACCACCCTGCCACCACATAAGACGATTTTTACGAACTCCAACAGGTGGCAGGTAATATGCCCATTCATTTCCGAACGTAGCCCCACCGTCTTGTGAGATAGATAAATCAACGTGCGGTAAGGATAAGTTTGTAAATCCTGTATTAGCGTCTTGCTGCGCTATGAGATTTACAACGCCGCCCATTGAATTTTGCTGGCTGACAAATAATATCCCATCCTGTGAAACCAATGGCGTTCCGTCCTGAGCGACAAAGCCTAGAAAACCACCTTGGGTTATGAGTTGCTTTCCATCCTGTGTGATAAGAGTAATGCCGCCTAAGTCCTGCTGCTGGTAGTCTGTTTCGCCTGATTCAATGGTGAAACCAATATCATTCAGAATAAAATAATCTTGACCCGGACTTCTTATATTCTTGCAAATACGAATGCGTGGTATTTCATTATTAATGACATCACCATTATTATCGACATCCTGATAAACTGTAAATTGGGTATCAAAAGCAAACATGTTTCCATTGTTTTTGGTAACGAAATAATACTGATTGTTAAAAAACGCTACCTCTGCGGCAATGAAATAATTCAGATTCTGATCTGAGGAATGATAAAATTTTTCTGTATTGAAATCGTAGAATAGAGAGAGATTATCACTGTAAAAGTTGATTTGATAAAAGAGATGCCCATCTTGCCTGTAAAGAAAACCCTGTGAAATTTGTGGGTTTTGCAGGGTGGAAAAAAGATAATCGATGCCGTCTGTGGTTATTTTCTTAGGCATGCCACCGTCTGAGTACATAATGATTGGGCCTGACTTTTCGTTCTGGGCAAGCCATACAACGAATTCATCCATGTATGCCACTGTGGCCGGGGATAGACAGCCATAATCGATATTGAACTGATTATTACGTTGATACGGGAAAAGTTGGGCACCAGTATCGAACCAGGCTTCCGTCACAATACTTCCCATAACGAAAATCATATTACCTTTTGATGGGAAACGAACAACTGCTTGTACGTTGTCAGGCTTGGTTTGAAGCGTGCCAACATGGTTACGGTCATTGGGCCATGAAGTTCCATCATTATTTGCAGAAAGGCGCCAACTCGGCGTTCCAAAGGCTGGCATTATAAAATATGTATCATGGAACGTCAGATATCCCGGTACAAAGTCTATTGCAATGGTCTGAAACACCGGCGAAAGGGCTGGATCATATATATAGAATGCAGTTCCGTCTGATATACCGATTTGAGGCTTATTGTTTTCAGCAATATAGACAACACCTGATTGAGTCTGCAAACTACCGATTTTTGCCACGGAGTAAAAAGTTACCTTTTCTAATGCCTGATTAAAGGTAATATTCACAAGATAAACATTTGCACCAACTACAATGACAATTGCATTGAATTTGGTACTGGTAAAGATTGCACGCCCTTCTTTTGCATTTCCGAATTGAGAGGATGGAATAGCGATAATGTAACCCGCATAGGGCACCATGAACTCATCGGACATAAACATATTGTATGTTTTCTCAACACTTATTTTTGGATATCTTCCAAAAGTGCTAGAACCTACAATGTTCAGTGGAAATTCTTTAAAATTCTGTCCACGGGTTATCATTCAGTTAACCGTCCTTGGTTAAATTGTTATTCTATATTGCTATGTTCTTTTAAATATCTTATTGCTGATTGGAGCAATTCGATATTGTCTTTAAAACTTCCAAGTGCAATATTACAATAATGACATAATAATGCTCTAATCTTTCCTGATTTATGACAATGGTCAATGGCTAACCTAGCAATTTCTCCACCGCGTCCTATTCTTGTTTCTTCATTTTTGCAAATAGCGCATTTTTTATTTTGTTTCTCATTCATCAAAATAAATTGTTCGTTTGTTAATCCCAGTTTTCTCAATGACTCATTAACGCTTAGTTTCGCCCAATTCCGTTTTTTATATTTTTTTTCATTTTCTCTATATTTTTCTGGATTTTTCAACCTATCAGCTCGACCCCATGCATTTGCACGCTCACGATTCTCTAATTTCCATTTTGTAGATAATTCTATTCTCTTTTCCCTATTTGCATCGTATGAAATTTTATTTGATGCAATTCTGCAAGCCTTACATCTATAAAGATGACCATCTTTTCTAGTCTGTTCAATATTTAAATCACCATGAACCTTACATATCTTTACTATTTTTGACATTTTATTACCTCTTTAGTTAAAACAGGGGCAATAATAATTTATTTTTATATGGACGTCAACTATGGCCTCCAGCCGTGCCCAATGTTGACGTCCCCAAAATTATATCCGGGGTTGCTATCAGCATACAGAATGGACAATTTCTTTCCACTTAAATCAGGTGGATCCATATACATAAGCTTGCGCGTCATTGACTGGAATATTTTTTCAGACTCTGGATTGAAGATAATTCCATACTCGGAACACATATATCGTGCCAGCGCATATCTCAAATATTCGATATATGATGTGTCATAGCCCTGAATGCCATTATTAATAAATGTATAAGGCGTATAATTCGGGACTGCATATGGATTGGTGAAAGAAGCCGTCACGTCCTGTAAATCAGTGGTCAGGCTAACATCAACCAGGAATATTTTAGCCTTCATCTTGATGGGATATGGCTGATCCGGTATGAAATACATTCCGTATGTACCACCACCTACACCACGCTCAAGATTCCATGAAAATGGCAACGTATAAATATTATCAACTCGTGATGAGCCGAAATAGTTTGTTCTACTCGTTTGCACCATGGGGTAGCGCACAACATTGATGTTGAAGGTTGATGATTCAATTGATGCCACATTTGGCAGAAAATAGTATTCCTGCTGAGGTACCGCATTGAAGGTAATATATTGCCAATAAGGGATTAAGTCAGTTTCAATTTGTTTGAAATTGAGCAAATCGTTGAGCATATCCAAGCCGTCATAAATTTGATCGCCTGTTGCTACTTGTAAATTCCTTGCCACAATTCCTGAAAGAAACCAGGAGCGAGTAATCAATTTTTCTGCTGTATAAGCCATGTTACTCACTCCCTGTGAGATTACACCAGTGCAGGATATGCACTATTTGAAACACCAGCCCATTCCACTACAGTTACAGTTACGGCGTCTGAACTTGATGTGACTCTATAATCAATTTCTGGTTTGGATGAACCAACACCCGCGATAACTTGAATATACTGACTCTGAGCAATACCAGCAGTCACACCTGTAATTGTTGGCAGGTTTCCTGTTGCAGTTGATCCAGTGGGTCTAAATTGGACAGTATCCCCTGCTGCTACAGGCGTAAAGGTTACAAGAAAAGTAACAATTATGTTTTGTAAGGTTGTAGTTGGGACAGCACTTCCGGTAGTCAAGTCAATCGCTGTGAACGATGTAGCTGTACCACCTGTCAGGACAGCAACTCCTGGGCTATTGAAATAAGTTAAAAGGCCAGCGATGTTCTGAGGCTTATTTGTTGCATAAACAAAGTGACTGGATCCGTCTGTTGCCCAGAATCCAATAAGTCTGAATGAATCATAACCTGATGGAAGGATAGGGGCTTGATTGCTGGTCAAGCTCAATATAGCTGCCGTGTTATTATAATTGCGTGAATCACCAATCAAATAAATAGCATATTGTGTACTTGCAGCGATTGTTCCAGTATCTAGGCCATTAACTCCATTTACTGCAGAATTGATAAAAAGTCCTGGCTGATAACCATTGAATAATTGCGCAGGATTATCTATACCAAAATAATTCTGTAAGCCAACAACCATGTCAATGCTATTGGTGGAATCACGAGCGGCGCCAGGAGCCACACAAACTACGGTTGCAGCAGTTGGAGTTGCGGCAGATAATTGGAGTCCAGATGTATATAACCGTGGTAAAGCATAAATTGTTTCATTTTGGATTTGTGGAATAGCCATTTTTATATCCTCAATTAATGATTGATTTATTACCCGCCTAACATAGACGGGTAATACCAATTAACCTTGTGAAAGTGGAATGATATAGCGCATGGCGTATTCAGGAACAATTACAGAACCATGTGTTTCATCATAAATCATACCTGTCTGGTTTTGACCGAACAGAGAACCGTAGGTTAATCGCATGGAAGCACCTGTGGTATCGTCATATTCATTAGCAGTCGGATACGGACTTTGTTCAGGTAATTGAGGCATAGCTAGATATGCTGCATCTCCACCCAAAATACCACCGCAACGGTGGGAAGGAAGACCCAGAACTTGCATACCAGCAACAACAGGGTTGTTAAGGTTTTGGTTCTGACCACCAGCCCAGTTCAGTGCAGGGGTAAATGTGATGGTAACGTTACCGCTGGCATTTGAAGCCGCATTTGCGACAGCCCGGAATTGGACTGGATTTGCTGAGGGGAAATGACCGATGAAAGTCAAGTAGCGCATATTTGGTTGACCGCTCACACCATCTTGGAACTGGAATAAGTCGCCGGCAAATACTGCGTTGGCATCACTGGCAGTTGCACCACTAAACGTGATTTGAGTAACGTTTTGACCAGTTGGATCATTAGTTGAAACAACAGTCAGGGTTTGTTGATTAACGCCAGTATCACCTGAAACGTGGATAGGCATTAAGTTTGATTGGTAATAACTTACCAAAGGTGTACCAAAATCCCCTACTTCCCAGCTCATTGCAATTTCATCATTACGATGTGGAACGAATTGGTTCAGTCCATTACCGACTACACTGGGAACTACAGTATCAGGCAAGTAAACCTTGATTCCTTCTGCTACAGAGCCGTAGTTCTTGAAGAACATAATGGCTTGTGCCAGCTGCTGATAAGAACTGATTGCGGTCGAACCGTTGCCATAGAAGCGATATGGGCCGGAGAAAACGTTGGTTGTTCCATCTAATTGGCTGACAACACCCGAATCCCAGTTCAGGGCAATATTGCCTTCCACAAGAGCTGCCAGTTCTGCAATTGCGGACTTACCAAACACACGCATATAATCCTCTTCGCCTTTTTCCAAGTTGAAGATACGTTGTTGTGAGGTAACAGCAAATGACGTGTTATTCGCTTGGTCGCAAGCTAGTGACTGAACACGTTGAACGGCTGGCTGGAATGCTGCCACAAGGCCCGCAGTAGTCGTAAATCGTGGGGGCAAGTCAAAGGTTACAACAGAACCAAGGTTGGCTTGAATCTTATCAAAGTCTTTAAATTTTGTGTTAAATGTACTGATATGACAACATAAGTTCTGTAATAGTGCCAAACCAGAGCGTTGGTAGGTTTGCACCTGTTGCAAAATATTTGTGGGAAAAACTGCCATTTTAATTACTCCTAACTTGTCCATAAGTTAGGATTCAGGGATTTTTATGCCCGATATTTTCTTTTTAAATCAGCCATAGAAAGAGTAGCTCCCGAATCCGTTCCGGTATTGGAAGGCTTCTGTTGGGATAACGGTTCTTTGGCATTTTTAACATTCGAGCCTTCATCGTTTGACTTGATAGAATTAGCCAATCTTTTGATCTCGAAAATGCCGTCAGAGGCATTATGGGAACTCAAGGATTCAAGCCTATAAAGCTTGTCTCTGTTATGAGCTAGGTGATACAGAACGTCTGCGGCATTATCAACGTGTTCGGCTAGAAGCTGTACAACGTTAGGATAATATTGCATTGCAACATTACTGGTCACGGTCTCAAAGTCATCAAACTTTTCTTTTCCAGCTTGCACTTTGTCACGAAACATACCGACGATTCGGTTAGCCGCATCCACATTTGCCCTGTCCTGAGCTTCCTGCTCAATCTTGGTAAAGTGCTGTTTTATCCTGTCGTCAGTAACGCGCGCGATATCATCATCTGACATATTGCGCTGAGAATTTTGTGGCTGCTCAGATGGCGCTTGCACTTGCTGTCTTTTGAATGCTTCGACGGCACGTTCAGCGGCTTCCCTTTTAGCATTGCCAACAATCTCATTGACTTGTGACTGTGGAACCATCTTTTCAGTTGCCTGAATTGGCGGCTCAGCCTGGATCTGATTATTATCAGACGTATCCATAACGCTATTATCCATACATTTTCCTTCCAGCTATTGCCCCGCTACGGTAATACCTTGACTTACGTTCAAGTTTCGGATTATTACGCCATCACGCTATAAAACTTTCCTCATGTAACGTATGAGTCCCGGCAAGCCAATTGCCATCCTTGGCACCATATAGAAAAACGTGGCCACAAACTGAATTTAGTCATATTGCTGGATTTGCTCAATAAGATGTATTAAGTGTTATTAATCAATATTAATAACGCATAAAGATGCTAGACTATGTGATATTTAAATAAGCTTGCGCTTGAAATATGATAATTAAGTAAACTTGCATTGATATGCATAACAATACATAATAAGGATCATTATGTTAACAATCGATGGTGTGAAATATTTTGGTGAAAAAGAACTTTCCTCACAATACGGTTTATCAGTTCACTGGTTTAGACGAGCAAGACATGAAGGTCTTAATCTTAAATATCACAAACTATGCGGCAGAGTTTATTACAAAGAAAAAGAAGTCCAAGACTGGTTTAGAGAAAATCTCATTTCAAAAGAATAGGAAAGAGGCACGGAAAGGAAGGTGAAAACCGTGCCTCCTTTTACAACTAGAGCACCGTATAACCGATTAAAATAGTACCATTCAAGGCTGTCGCAGCTGTATTATTATAAATAGTCAAGGTACTTGTTCCTGACCCTGCTGTTGCTTTGAGGGTAATATTTTCGGTAGTGTTCGTTCCACCCATTATCGTCAATAATATCACAGACGATGTTGTAATGAGAGTATTTGTCCATGTAATGGCATAGGCCGCTCCTCCCGCTGTTGTTAAAGCAGAAGTTGTGATTACACCAGCATTTCCGCTAGCAGTAACTGCATTTGCAGCCTCAGTTCCATTGGCTTTTGCCAAGGTGATTTGACCGGCCCCTGTGAAAACGTTTGCGGCAATTTTTGAAACCACATTGGTTGTCGCTAAACCTGAATCTGCTACAAGTCCCGCAGTGCCTGACGCCTGAATCAAATTGCCATTAACTAACGCCGCAGCAGCAATTGCGAAGTCAGCTGTGGCAGCACCAGGGTCTGGAATACTAATTACCGATGCTTGGCCCATTGCTGCATTACTAATTGTGGTGGCTGTATTACCTGTATTAGCTACTGCTGCAAGTACCAGCGAGCCTTTGCTTGCGGTTCCTGGGAATGAAGTTAAAGTACCAGGAGTGCCTGACAAACCTGCGGCTATGTTACCGGGATTCGTAACATTATCAGCAGCTGATGATAAAGTTCCTGATGTATTCGTAAAGTGAGCAAGATAGTTTGCGGTTGTCGGCAATACTACATCACCTGGATTACCCCATGCCGTCAAAGTTACTTGACCTGTACTGGTGGAAATATTAACAGTAAAAATACCGAAACTACCAGTCGTAGTCGTTTGGCTAAAACTATAAAGAGCCATTATGATATCAGCATTTGATAATGGGATTCCAGCTTCAATACTGGATGAATTCAAATAACCTGCTGTTGTCACAGTTGTCAGATTATCCCCGAATACTGCAAATTTAAATTGGGGATAATTTCCATTCGTCACCGGAATAGGCGTTGGAAATTGATATATAAGAGCCATTATAATAATCCTTTATTATTAATTGTTTTTCATCCTTTTTGTAACGCTCATAAAGACGACGTCGCGTCTTATAAAGACAAGTTGAGCATTTACAATTTAATTTATTTCTTTCTATCATGCTTTCCTTGGAGTCAAAGAATCGCCACGACGGCTAAAATGTGATTCTTTACCATGATGAACGCCCATTTTACCATGATGTCCTTCACAGTCTTTGGGATTATATTCAGTACGCTTTTGCTTTACGCGCTCAATACCTTGTTGATGATTGTCATGTACCATACGGTTATCTATCATGCCATGTCTTGATTTATGCTCTTTCATTTTAATGTCCTTATTATAATGATTTACCAAGTATACTACTTATGCAATTTTTTTAAAGTTTCCGCAAGATTGGCTTCGCGTCTTAGAGTAGTATTTTTACTATGCTCCGCTTTTTCCAGCTTTTTGGCAGGAATTTTCTTGCCCTTTTGCACTCCGAGCTCTCTGTGCAACTTACCCGGGTTTTTAATTGCACCCTTTATCCATTTGTCAGTCACAATGCTTACTCCATTGAACCATGAGCTTGTGAAATAAGTACAGGTGGAACAGATTTCACCTTTGTATTAATCCACGTTACCAAATGATTAGCCAATTCAGTTGTTTCGGATAAAAATAGTTGCTGTGCTTCCGGTTCGTGAGCAATGAAAGCAGACTCAAGCGCCGGCACCAAATGTTTTCCCACAAATAAACTTAATAAACTCATAATAATCCCTTAATATTTCGTACTGATTGGCTTTTTCATATCTTTTTTAAGATTTGATTTCGGCTTTTCAGTTTTAACAGTTTCACCAACTATGCGAGCTCGTGTTGTCTTCCTTCGCGTCTTATTGGTGTCCTTTGCAACAGGTTTTACACCCCTCTCAACCGACTTGAAAGCCTTATCCGTAACTTTCTCGCCCCGGCGGTCATAAGGGTCTTTGTCTACTTTGCCAGATTTTTTTGGCTTTCTATTATCCATAATTCCACCCTGTCCAGACGCTCACACATAGATTGCAATGCCTGTGCGACGCATGTTGTTGCTATATCGAACTCGTTTTTACTCTTGTTTAGCTCATTAACGAGTTTCACCATTTCTTCATTCATTTCAAACAATCCTTTTTAACCATTGTTCTAACCAATACTTTATCCTCACGAACATCGTCATGGGTCACTTTTTTTTAGCGTGCGTGTGATGGTGTGACATCATTTTTTCATGATGTTTTAATTCTTTCATATGATGTTTATGCATTTCTTTGTGATGGTGATGCATATGCTTATGGTCTTCGTGCTTTTCTTCTTTCTTGTGATGCTCTTTTTTATGGTGTTCTTTTTTGTGATGTTCTTTTTTAGCTTCGTGCTTCTCTTCGTGTTTCATTTTGACGCTCCTTGTCATTAAAGTTATTTTTTCTTTTTTTTCTTCTTTTCGCCAGACTCACTATAAGCAATAGCCACGGCTTGCTTCTGGGTCTTGCCTGCTGAAATTTCTGCTTTGATATTGTCCTTGAAACCTTTACTTCCGGGCTTAGTCCCTTTTTTTAATGGCATTATTTCTTATCCCATACAGTTTTATACAAATCTCGCCGCTCTGATGCACTTGCGCCATCCATATGGCCGCGAACCTGTGTTTCAAGCTGTCTATCATTAATCTTGTATTTCGCTTTCAGTTCTTTAAAAGTAGCATTATGCAGGTCATTCCATGTTACCTTTTTCATTTTTTAACTTTCCCTTATTGTTGAAACCCTGAAAAACCATATCAAAAGGAACGCCTGTCAAATCTCTTACAAATTCCGAAAATGTTAAACCATCCATCTTCTGACCCATTTTTAGTACTTGCTCATCAATGGGTTTGCGTTCTTTCTTTTCCATGTGATTCCTTAACTTTATGATGTGTTTCAATTGCTTCTTTCATATGTCTATGACGCATATCATGCTTTTTAATTTCCAAATCGACCTGTTTTGCAAATTTCTCGGTCATAGCTTTTACTAACTGTACATTGGCCGATTCTTTACCCAAATGCAAGTCAGCCATGATTTTTTGTTGGTCTTGTTTTAACTTGGCCATATCGACCTGGAAGTCCATTTCATTTTTCTTTTGTTGCTGTTGCATTTTAGCCATTTCTATTTGTGGCTTCATGGCCTGTGGATTTTGTTGAGCTGCTTGCTGGGCTTGTTGTTTTTCTTGTTGATATTGCTGAACCCATTCACCCGTTAACGCCTTTAATTCCTCAATGCCTTTGCCTTCCATATTGTCCAGAATGAAATTCAAGCCCTTTTCAGCCATAAACTGCTGGAATAATGGGGACATGCCCATGATTTCTTTTACCATCATGATGGTTCTGGATTTCTGAACCTGGAAGCTCGCTCCTGCCTTGACAGCCACGTTTAAAACGTTTGTGTCGAAATCCATCGGCATACCTTGGTCTTGATTTATTTTAACGTAATGTCTCTTTCCTTCTTCATCTCGTATAGGAATGGTTCGGGGTGTGACCATATACTTCGGCATCAAATCCACATAGATTTGTGCAAGTCGCTGGAATCCTTGCAAACAGCCTACAATGTAAGGCATCGCAGTAGCATTTGATTGGCTGGCTCCTTCTACGATTGCGATACCAGATAACTGATTGTTATTGATACCCAGACTAGCATCATAAGAACCCAGTACATTCTGAATGAGGGAATCAGATCCAGTGAAAGCTTGTGCAATTTCAGGAGGCGCTGGCACACGCTGGATTTCACGGATCGGATTTTGTATCGGCATTTCTGGATTAGATTCATGAACAGAATTGTAAACCAGAACGGACTCCTTTTGAACATTCTCATAAGCTGAGAGAAAGTTCTCCTCTTTGGGAAGGGCTTCTTTAGCCACCATGAATTTATGCTGGACAGTATTCTCAATTTCATTTGCAAGCGAAATACCCGCATAGTTCTTAAGACGCTGCGCACCTTTTGCATGATATACATAGGGTCTGGTTACCTGTCTGATATTCCCGTTTAAAGGGGTTTTTATCATTATTGAGTGACCATCGATAAAAACCAGCGGTAGATATGAAAAGTCTGTTTCTTCAAATTCGAGCACCTGATTTTCAATGAGTCTATAGCGCACAATTTTATCAAGCATGGTTTTGCGTGG